AATGAGTGGAATTAGCGGAACTCTCATATAAATAGGTTCCATTAGTAGTATCATCAGGAACAGACCATACACCCGGAGTTGCTGTTACATTACTTAAAGACCAAGATATATTAAAATTATATGAACTAGCACATAAATTAGTTATCATACTTGGATATATGGGTTGTATATTATTTCCTCTCCAGTCATTCAAATATACAGTAGGATTTAGTATATTTCCCACTATATTTGGAATTTGAAATATTGTATTATTTCCATTTCCATTACCTAAAGTTATAGGAGTTGTTTGTGTAAGAGTAGTTGGATTTATTGAAACCTGATTATTGTTAATAGAGTAAGAATTAGACCATGTAGTATTATAGGAAGAGACTGGAGATATAGATATAGAGGATATAGGTGTTTGTATACTTCCATCTAAAGCAACCAAAGTATAATTAGGTCCATTACCTTGTAATAATACATTATTAGCAGTTATTGTTGTTGGAGTTATAGATACTCCATTTTGAACAGATAATCCTGCACCATCTAACCCTATACCAGTTTCAGCATCTACTTGTATTTGGCTATATATTAATCTTTTAGATTGACCACTTTGATGGGGAGTTGTTCGTTCTCTTCTAATAACTTGGCCATTATGTGTAAAATTTGTATTATCTAAGGAATAAAGATTACCATTCTGATAATCACCACATAGATGCATATAAGCATTTGGAAAGGCTCCAGGAATATATACATTCATATGAAAATTAACTAAATCTCTGCTATAATTACCATCTGAAAAATAGGCTCTCTCATGCCAAATTTTATGAGCTACATCAAAACACCATGTACTAATTGCTGAAGGATTATTTAGACAATAATAAGTATGACCTTGTTCTTGATAAGTCCAGGCAATAGTTTGGGAAACATCTTGAAGATTTTGTAACCATAATTCTACAGCATGATTTGATATTCTGATAGGTCTATAATCAAGGGCCATCCCAACTTCTGCCCAACCTCTATCATCATTTGTCACCCAGCAGAGCATTCCAGCAGCTTGAGCAACTGTCCAAGGAGCAACAGTGCCAGTAGGAGCAGTGGCACCAGGAATTTGTTGGAAGGTATTAGTTGTTGTTCCTCCACCACTATTCTGCCAAACTGATAAATAACGTGTGCCTAATATCCAAATTACATCATGGTCTGAAATGATACGGGAAACATTATCTGAAACTAGATTTACTTCTATAGTGTCCAAATCATTTATATTAAGAGGGTCAGAAGCATAAAATCCTGTAATAGTTCCTGGTTGTGAGAAAATAAATAAACCATCTTGAAAAGTTACAAAAGAGGAACCATAATAACCGCTAGCAGGACCTATTTGAACAACCTCTGAAGTTCCTTCTTGAAATACTAATCCAGTTGTAGAACCATCAACTACTATAACCTGATTAATAAGTCCTGTATTTGATATACCCTGATAATAATTTGGAATACCATCACACATACTCACATATCCAGCAGAGGTAGTAAGATAAGCCAAAAGAGTATGAGACCAAATAATATTACCAGAAGAGACAGTTGGAGTTAATAAAAATAAGCCATTACCAGCTACACAATATATAAAATTATTAGCAGTTCTATATATACCACGAATAGGAGAACGTGGTAGAGTGTGTTGTAAAGTTAATCCTGGAGTAGGAGAAAGCATAATGGGTTCTGATTCCTTAGCATCTCCTAACTCACTCATATCAGGATACCAATTAATAGTTCTCTCACATGAATAATTAGGAGTTTCTAGGGTATATGAACCTTGTAAAAAATTATGTAGTTTCATCTATATTCTCTTCTCTATTTTTATCTTATTACAAATTACCCATTCCTGCCCAAATGCCTGGTGTACCACTAACAGTACAAACCCATCCCTTCTGCTGCCCCACTGCTGGACTAGAGTTAAAACAAACTGACCCAGCAGTGTACGTCTTTTTGCTCACTTCGCCACCCACCCAGTGTTGGTCCCGATCCCGCTTTCTTTGACATAGGTTGTGGTTCCGGTGCCGCCAGACAAATTGGTGTAACGGGAGCCTGGATTAGCCGTTATGGCACCTTGAGGGCTTCCGTTACCGACCAAATTATACCCCACAAAATAAGCCGGGGAATGGCTAATGGTTAGGGATCCCGTATAGGTCGAATCCAAAGTTGCTTGGCCAGTAGCGTAATTGACGCTCTTAACCCAAATTGCACTTCCTGCTGAGCTAGTTATAATATCGCCACCATTGAATAGTAGGGCCTGAGCCGGGACAGTGAACGTGAACAGGTTACCTGCCTGGGTACCGGCGATTGCAGTTTGCACGGCAGACCCAGAACGACAGCGTCCAGTCGAAGAATTCAAATTTTGCCAACCATCATTAGTCATCCCCTTTTGATACCAATTGGTTGTAGAGAGTGTGTTTTGGACTAATTGCGAACCGTTTGTAAGGCCGTCCGAGAAAATGGAACAACCGGAAAATGTAGCTTGGGATAGAAATGAGCCTAGGCTAAAATTGAAATTTACCTCAGACGGACCAGAACCCCAGACAGGATCACTGGTCTGATGATACCCGTTCCAATACTTGAAGTTTTGTAACTCTGTGTAATTAGCCTGGAAAGCACTATAATTTATCCCGTAATAGGAATTTTGGTGTATTTCTAGATTGTTTACAACATAGGACGCAACTATGGCGTAATTACCTCCACTGAAATAACAACCGCCAATGTCCACACATTGAAGACCGGAACCAAGGGATGAATTTAGGACAACACCAACAGTGGGATATACTTCATGATAGTTACCCCAATAATTTACGCCAGCAATATTATCAATATAGACCGGAGCCCCATCGAAATTGCATCCCTGTACCCTGAGATTGACGCCCTGTGCTGAATCACTAACATAAGTACTTCCAGTAGTCCCTACCCTCAAGGCATAGGCCGTGGCCCCATAACTGGTAGACGCGGAATCTGACTGCACATCAATTAAACTAACATCATTTACCTGGTTATAGGTGTCGTCATAGCTATAAACTAGTATGTTGTGGTCACCCTGGGGGTAGGCTCCAGATACCACTGTGACGTTAAAGGTTGAAATTTGCAGGTTGACGCTGAACCTAGTAGCCTTGCAGTTGTAGAGGGTTACACCTGGACATGGAGTATTGCCGCTGTATGTGGAGGTTGGGCCAACCAGAATGCCGACCGTCTTAGCCGCGGTATATGGGCTGGGGCGAACGTCTGTAGAATATACGTTCAACCCATAGATCCGAAGCTTCTGGCCATACACGTTATTGCAAATCTGCACAGCCACAGCAGAGTTGAACCCGGACGGGAACCCGGATTTTACGATCAATTGCCCATCGCAAACGCCACTCGATGCTATGATTAGATTGCCATTAATAAGATATCCGCTCGAAGTATATGGGATATACCAAGCTCTTTTCAGGGCGAACATCGCCACAAAAGCTGCGGTATCATCAGTTATACCATCTCCCACGGCTCCAAAATCCTTAACACTAAGGATATCAGCATTTTTACTATGCTGAGTCCTTGCTACTGCTCCAGTAAATGGCTGTAGGACACCAATTAAAGCATCTCCGTTTATTATATTAGTTGTATCTGATAAATCTCCTGGCAATGTTCCAAGGGGATAAGATAATGTTGAATTAAATCCTACAAGTCCCTGGCCTTGAGAAATAGTCGTAGAAGCAGCTAATCCAGCAGATATATTGGTGCTAATTGAAGAAATATTGTCCATGGGAAAATTAGCTTGTTGAACCCCATTAACATCCAATAAATTAATCTTATAGGCATTATTTCCTAACCACACAGAAGCAGTTCCAAAAGCATCAAGGATAACTGGATTAGGATTAGGTATAGTTAAGCTGCTATCAGTATAAGTTGCTTGTGGAGTTAATGTTCCTGCGGCATATGAGTATAGTTGTCCACCAGCTAAAGGGGAACCTGCTGTATTAAATGCTTGAAATCTGGGAAAGGTAAAGAGAGAAGCTGAAGGGTTAATTGTCATTATTATTCCTTAGTATAAGAACCACTGTGTAGATGAGTTAATATATATAAAACGATAAGGGGTATTTAAAACTATTGTAGAAGGTGCTCCAACAAAAGTAGCCCCACTAGAAATCCATGTAGCTGTTGTCACTGAACTGCCAAACTCTACTATAAATACCTGTCCATCTATCGAAGCACTAGCAGCTGGTAAAGTTGTTGCCATACTAGAAGCTGATGTAGTTATATATGTAAAATGGTTTGATATAGTGACAGAAGTAGCAGAACCATTGGCGATAATTGACAAGCCTGGAAAAGACGGATTATTTAAAGCATATCCAACTGTTCCTGAAGAATAAGATAAAGTCCCCTTATATCCTACCTCACCTGCTCCTTGTGTTGCTGAAGAAGTAGATAAGAGTGAAGTAGAAGTAACATAAGAAGTATTAAAGGGCTGTGTAAATTGAGCATGGGTTAAAGAAATACGAGTAACAGCTGATATAACACATTTGCCTGGATTACTATAGGTAGAATTAGTTAGCATTGTAATTTGATATACTGGGACAAAGCACAGGAGAGGAAATACTAAAGTTAGAGCAGTAACACTTTCAGCCTGTGCGGAAGCCAAAGTAGAGAAGGTAGATTGTCCTGGAATTAGGAATACTTGTTTAGGAGTAGTTGAATCGGCACCTAAAGAAGCAAATAAATAATAGTTAACATATTGACCGGAAGTTAAATCAGTCATTTGCCAAGTTCCACTATTATTCTGATTGTATTGTAAGTAGTTAGTTCCTCCATCATATATAAAGGGAAGAGCAGAAGAAGTAAAATTACCTAAGGGTCCAGTTCCAGTTAAATATGAGGTATAATAAGGACCACCAGAAGAGATAGCTTGAGAGACAACCTCAACATCAGCATCAATAGCAGTTCCAGAGGCTATTGTGAATTGTGTGGCAATTTGTGCTGGAACACCTAAACCATAATTAGCCACTGTAAAATCTGTTATACTCTTAACAAAAGTTCCTATAGCAAGATTTTGAGAGTTAACCCATTCAGCAGGACTTTGATAATGTTTTCTAGTTTCAAATAACCAATATTGAGAAGTTGAAGCATTATAATAAACAGCACCTACCGGAACTGTATTTAAGATATTATAATAAGTCATAGAAGCAGTTAAAACACCGGCAGAAGTAAAATAAAAATACCAGGAACCAGAAGTATTAGCATGAGTTACAGTTTGAGTAGTGTAATTGGCTAAAGTTCCATTTAACCAAAGTCTGAAAGAAGCAGAAGTAGGAGAAACAGTAAAGGTTTGAGTAGTTGGTGAGTAAGATATATTTATTTCATATATTAAATTAGTTGAGTCATAGTAGAATCCATTAAGAGGAATAGAGGAAAGACTAGCTGTTCCTTGTCCTACGTTGTCCTGTGGATAATGTGCTTGCTGGATACCTGAGGAGTTAATTAGATTAAAACGGTATAAAGCAGAAGATAAATAAAACACTGCCTGTCCATAGTTATCAAGGGTAATAGGATTTGGACATGGTGAAGTTAGGGCAGCATCATAGAAGGTGCTTAAAGGGGTATTAGTTCCTGAGGCATAGGTGTATAAAAAAGCACCAGCAGCAGGAAGACCAGTAGTGTTATCATTGGCTTGAAATAATTGAGGTTGTCCTATCACACTTGTCATATTTAGTATTCTTTCATCTCATTTTTAGTTTTATTTTTCTTAACCTTTTCAGGCAGTTTCTTACCCTTACTGGCCTTATTCCATTCCTCTACATTAACACCTTGCTTTTCTAATTTATCTCTATTAGCATTAAAAAACTTTTCTTGTTTACGTGATTTGTAAGGAATAGCACACCTCCAGAAAATTAGACACCCGGCTCAAATATTTCATAAGCATAAGTAGACAAATCGCTAGCCTGAGGAGTCCAATCAGCATTAGTTCCATTAGATACAAGAATATAGCCAGCCGGAACTTGGTTTTCGTTTGCTGAGGCCACTACCTGCATATTAAGAGGACTAGTCGTAGAAGGTATAGAATTTGTAACATAGGGCATTTAGTATACTCCTTTATAGTTTTTATTTTAATTGCCCATCCAAGCACTTATACTACCACTTGACAGACCTGATACTACACAGCGATAAAAATTATAATTGACACTTGTATTGACAACAAATTGAGCTACATTACCAGTTCCAGATGTAAAGGTTAAAGCACTTCCTACATTTGACCAATTCTGACCTGATATAGAACCTTGAAATTGAACAGTGGCAGCAGTGGTTGATAAAGAACCAACTGCTTCAAAGTGGGCTATTCCAGTATTTGATCGTGTTAAAATTCCAGGCATAGTAGAGTTAACAGAAGCAACCCCAAATAGTCTAGGAAGTATTAAATTATTCTCCATCATTTATAATCTCCTTGTTTATATTTATTACAGTCTTACTCTTCCTCTTGATTCAAATATCATACTTGAACCTTGTGAACCGGCATATATACTCTCATACTTTATACAGGGAATATCAGCATTTATATTATTTATGGCATTACGAGCAGCAAGGGCCTTTAAATGAAATTCAGGAGCCAGACTTCTCTCAAAATGAAATTCTAATAATTCTGCCAGGGAAAGTTTAAGAGCCATAGCATAACCAGGAGGAGCAAATACAGTATCTAATAAGCTAGATACTTTGTCTAATTGGTCCCACACCCATAATATACAATTGGCAGTATTTCCAGGAATAGGCCAAAAGCGTAAATTTCTATATCCATCAGCAGCATCATCATAAACCATTGTGGGCCATAAACTAGTTGTATTGTCTTGTGGAATTCCTGCCCAAACCTCTAATGAAACTTGTGGTATTTCTAATTTGACAGGTTGAGAAAGACCAGAAGGGTATTGTATTTCTACCTTATCTATCTTAACTGGTCTAGGTATATTCCAATTATAGTCTAAAGAAGAGATAGTATTAAAGTAATTAGTATTTGGAGAAACAAAGGAACATAAACCAGCATCAACTTGAGTAATGGGTATAGGGGCAGTCCAAGATATCTGATATTGATTTCCAGATAATATACTTGTAATAGTTGTATTAGGAGCAATACCAGGAGCAATAAGAACTTGTCCAGCTGTTATATTACCCGGAGTTCCTGATATTACAGTCATTATATTACCTAAAACATTACATACAAATCTATTAGTTGCTCCCACCTGATATGTTTGTATACCTGATTGAAAGGGAAAAACATAAGGAGTGGTTGAAAATACTGATAAATCTTGATTATCCCACTGATCTAATAAATCTATAAGACTCTGTAATCCCAATTGTAATTCAAAAGGAGTTAATGGTGAAGTAGTATCATATATTCCAAGGAAAGAGTAAGCTGCTAAAATTATATCCTGTGCCACCAACTTACCGGAAGGGGAGGCAATACCTGGAAAATTAGAGGATGAGGGCATATTTTATAGACCTTTTTTGGCAAATCTTAACTTTACTTTTAAATCAGCTATCTGGACATCTTTAATCTTACTTTCTTCTTCAAAATTAGCTACTATTAACTCTAATTTATCTATTTTAGCCAGTAATTTAGGATATTCTCTTTCTAATTCAGCAACAGTTTTTATTATAGGTTCGTGCCAAGGTGTTTCTTGCCACATTTCCTTATCTTTAATGCCATCTAGAAACTCCTGAGAAGGGCATTGAAAGGCTTCTGTGCTATGTCGTTTATATAAAAAAATAGGAAATTCCAAGAGTATACCTCACATATATTATATTATAACTAAAACAAAATAGCCCACTATTTCTAATGAGCCATTTTGAGTAATAATAGAGTGTATTAATAAGGTAAAGACTATGCGCCAATTAATCCAAGAGCTAGGAGAGCACTATTAATAGCCTGAACCTGAGCAACAAGAGCCTGGGCATTAGCAAGGGTAGAGAACCCAAAAGGAGTTGTTGAAGTTAAGCCAGAGTAAGCAGTGGCAGGAAGAGGAGCAAAGCCTGGATTCTGTAGGATTACACTGTTCTGGGCAATAGCAGAAGGGATTACTTCAGCATTCTGATAAATAGTCACAGATTCAGTTGAAACAGTTCCAGTAGCAGCACTCATCAGATAAGTGCTAGAAAGAGCACCAAGAGTTCCTGATATAAGACTAACTACTTGAAGACCAGTTGCGGGTAGACCAGCACCAGTAACTACCTGACCAATAGAAAAGGCAGTTCCACCAGTAGGAGCAGTAGTAATGGTCATAACACCAATACCAGCACTGTTGTTAGCAAAAGAGGCAGAAGCACCAGTAGGACCGGCAACAAGGGTAGCAGGACCGGAGGCAAGATAAACAGCACCAACAGTATTAGCTACTCCAGTGCCAACAGGAGAGGCTTGTAGAGTTCCGTAAGAGGCATAGTTTACTCCACCAACAGAAGCAATAGTGTAATACTGATTAGCTACCATGACAGAAGCAAGCTGAGTACCACCTAGGAAGAAAGTAATTGGGTCATTAGCATTTGCTCCAAGGGAACCACCAGATGATAAAACAGTGGTAAGTGGAGAAATGGTTACTGAAGGGGTATTAGTTGTAGTAGGCATATTTTATTTTTCCTTTATATCTAATTTTAATTATTCTACAACAATTGTAGCAAAACCCTGTCGTAGAGGAGCAGCATTATAAAGTGCGTCAAGTCTAAATAAGATTTTATGATTATAACCATCAATCCAGAATAGTGTAGAACAACGAAGACCAGTCTGAGGATCTTTCATACGAGCGGCAAACTTATTACCACCAGCAACACCACCAAGATTTGAGGTATCAATTAGGTCAGCCATACAGAAAGCAATGGCATCTTCGTGGAATACTAGACTTTCACGAGCAATCTGACCAGTTCCGGCAGTTAATTCTGAGGCAGTTGTAAAACCCCAAGGATTTAAATTAGCACCAGTAATAGGAAGAGCATTAATATTCTGAAGAGGACCAGTTAAATGGAAGGCTGGAGAGAAGGTAACAACTGAGCCAGTCTGTGATTCAACTACAAAATGTTTAAGTTCTGACTGAGTTGCCTTACCCATGGGAGTAACAGCTGATACACCATTGAGAGTAAAGTGTTCACCAGGAGCAAAAGCACCAGTCATGCCAGAAACTGTGATAGTATTTCCGCCATCAGAAGCACCTGAGGAATACAGAATAGTTCCTGACCATGTCCCAAGAGTTAGAGCCTGAGCATTAGCAGTCTGACAATAATCAATACCGGCTACATGACCAATACTACCATTACGCCACCGAGTTGATCCATCTGACTGAGGGTTAAACACAGTAGAAATACCCTGCCACACATTAGCATTAGTATGTGGATTAAGAGCCACTGAAATCTTATCATCAGTAAATACGGAAGCCTGAGTCTGCATAACAGCATATGCATCCATTATATTCTGTGAGTTAGTTAGTGGAGTTCCTGGTTTTCCTATGAACTGATTAAAACCACCACCTTGAACACCTGGATTAATAGCCTGCCAGCAAACATAATCCATATTCTGATAGAGAGTCTTTGCCATTGGATCTACAATGTTACTATAAAATTCATCAACATTTAAGGTCTGATCAGCTACAGTAACTTCGTAATCAACACCTAACTGTAGGAGACTTACGGGAGTAAAATAGTCAGCATATGCACTAGGAGCAGCAGTAGAACCTGTACGAAGACTTGGGAACCACGGAGTTCTAATATTTAAAGTTGTACCAATCTTACCACCATCAGGGCCACCATTACTAGCAGCAAAAGAACCTGCAAAGTCTCCATCCCATCTACGAGCTACACGAGAGACCATTACTAGATTATTTTTAACTTGCTTCAGGGCCTTAGCGGTTATGAAGGCCTGATTGTTGTAAACGCTTGTAAGTGCCACTTTATATTTCCTTTATAAAAGTTTGTTATATTATTTCTTATATTTAATAGGCAGTAAAGCCATAATTTTTAACCTGAACAGTAGTATTAGCTTTATTAGATTTTACCGGATTTGGCGGAGTTGGCAATACTTTCTTAATTTTTGTATTTACTTCTTTACTTATTTCCTTACTTTCTTTATTCTCTTTGATTTCGTTTTCCAATTTAGCCTCAATTCTACCAATAGTAACAGCAGTTTTTATAGGGTCCATTTGTGTTATCTTAATTGCTTCATCAGAATTAGCTAAGAGGTAATGCCAAAGTTCGCCAGGAATAGGTGAATCATATACTAATTTTGCCATCATTGGAGAAGCTGTTTTAATACCAGAAGCAACTCTTTCCGCATCCATTTCTAATAATTCAGTGGTATCTTCATATTTTTTTATTATTTCTTTTTGAATTTCCTGAAAATTATTTATCTTTTTTTGCTTATCCCTCTGATATAACTTGGCATCAACTCTAAAATCAATATCATTTTCGCCATTAGCATAATTTAAAGGATTTGGAGCATCAAGGTCAATAAATGTTTCTTGAGTTACTGGTTGTCTTGCTTGATTACGAGTGGCTTCCAGTTGTCCTTTTAGTCTTTCTCGTTCTCTTACTAACTTTGCTATCTGTTTTTCGGCTTTTGTATCACGATGAGTAACTTTAGAAGGTGTTTCTTTTACTTCTACTTCTTTATCAGTTTCCTCTTCTGAAAGGGCCTTATTTTCTGCCTCTTCTTCGGTTTCTATTTCATTTTCTACTTCTTCAGTTGTTTCTATTTCTTCTTCTGATGCTTCTGTTTCTTGAGCTTCTTGTTCTTGTTCTTGTTCTACTTCTTTTTCTTTAACTGGAGGCTTTACTACATTCTCCTCTTGTTTTCCAGTTAGTAGAACCTTATTAAAATCTTCAATATCTAACATTGCATCTTTCTCAGGGGTCATATCTTTTCTCTCCACATGATAAATAAGGTATCAAGTCCTATAAGTATGAGGATTAATGAGACTCAAAGGCTCTTTTAATATATTATAACAGATTTATTGTCCTTGTTGGTTTTGTGCCTGTCCTTGTTGAGTTTGCTGTCCCTGTTGCTCTTGTGGTGTCATAGCATTTTGAGCCATAGTCTGTGTTATATCCATGGCAGTTTGATGTTCTCTAGCACCAGTATCTAATATGTGCTGATGAACCTGCTGTAAAAGGGCCTTACTATGATCTGAAGCGGCTTTTATTTCAGCAATTTCAGCCTTAAAAGCAGTTAAAGAACCCTCATGCTGCATATCTCTCTGCTGTTTTACTAACTCTGTCTGATTTTCTAGAGTGGCAATCTTAAACTTCATTGCCTCCTTATCAGCTAATTGAGTTTCGTTTTGTAGGGTTTGAGTAAGTTGCTGAATAAGACCATGAGCCTTTGTCAATTCTTGTTGTAGCATTTGAGGATTATTTTTCTGTTGGTCTTGGCTTTGTAGGGCAGGTGGTAATAGTTTCTCTAATCTTTCTTTAATATCTTTACTTTCTGGGAAGTCCATTAAGCCCACAATCTTATCCAGGACAAATTGCATACTATTAGGAGAATACTGAACTAGCTCAACAAGGAATGACATATTTTCAGCACGTCTAGTAGCAAATGATGGGCCAGAAGAAACAGCTACATCATATTCCCCTGTAGTAATATCAAATACCTTCTGAACTCCTTCTTGTGTCATTTCATCATCTGTATCACCTTGGCCATTAATCTTAACCAACTGATGCTTATCATCCAATCCTATTATTCTTATTACTCTCTCTTCTGTATATACTTTTCTAATCAAATCTAGCAGCTGAGTTCCTATAATTGCTATGGCCCGTGATAAGTTGTCGGAGTAGTTATAATGAGCTATATTGCCGGCCTGTTGTAGAGCTTTAATAGCAACTCCACTCTGGTCATTAGCCATCTTCTCACCTAATGTTGGGTCATATATAGCATTACTGGCCTTGATATCATTCTCTAGGACCTGTAAAGCCTGTAACATACCCTGAATAGGAGGTTCAGCGGTCATTCTTGAGGGAGCAGGAAGAAACTCACCAGGACCCATGCCTTCTATCTTTGTATTATAGGGCAAGTAAGGCAAGTCAAGTAGGTTAACATTAGCCCAGTATTCTTTAAATTCCTCTATGGCACCAGCAGGAACAATCCAAGGATTTTTAGGAGAACGAGCAATCTGTTCTAAAATAACAGTCTGAATAGTGTTTAACATTACTTGACTTTCCTTGGTATTATGGACCAACCCAGAGAAAACACGGGAACCATTATCAAGTAACACATCACCAAATACAGGAATAATTGGAATAGATGAACCAACCCATTCAGTCTCTTCTAATATCTCAGCTGGGGAATCAATACCACAAGCCAGTTTGTACCATTTTACAGTTTGTCTAGTTGCTGCCCTACTCTGAACAATTCTTTTAATCTCCCCTTCTGAACAATCTGCCTTATCTTTTACAATTCCATTCTTTAATCTGACTAGGGTATATTTCTCATATTCCTTTACGAAGTATTCACAGATTATAGTAGTCTTCTTATCATTATCAAACCATTCTGGAAATCGAGAAGCAACAGGATACCACTCATTATGTTGTATATTGCTTAATTGAGATTTTGGAAAGGATAATTTAAAGTCATCATAGGTCATCGGTTCTACTATAAAGGCATACTCTATATCAGAACCATCTATTGTTTTAAAGGAGGGGTCAATATAAACTAGAAAAGGATTAGGAACAGCAGATATTACTATTTTTTGAGAAAACGAATCCTTCTCATATTCCAGATTGAGCCTGATAAAACCTAAGCCACCCTGAACAGCAAATTCGTTAGCAGTATCATAAGCTAGATTTGCCTTGCTCTGATATTCGATGTGTCTGATAATACCCTGTAAGACATTGGCAACTTCTTCATCAGCCTCATCATTAACAGCAGAAACTAAAACAGCAGGCCTATTATCTCTCTGGGCATTAACTATACTCTTAACCTGGGCATTAATACGGTCAGAAGCAATAGTGGGCTTACCAACTCTTTCAGCCCTTTCACCATCTGGCCATTGGTTATCAGAATTTAGAAAGGAGACATCAGATATGGCTTGTTTATAATTCTTATCCCATGCTTCTACTGTCTTTCTAAATCTTTCTTTAATACCATCTAGGAGTGGCAGACCTTCTAATTCTTCACCATTGTCATTTATCATAGTGTCTATCTTCCTTTTTCCTTTATTTCTATTTCTATTTCTATTTCTATTTCTATTTCTATTTCTATTTCTATTTCTATTTCTATTTCTATTTCTATTTCTATTTCTTATTCCTTAATATTATAACTATATATCCCTATAAGTTTTTATTCCCACGTAAAGCACTATATCCTTGTTGTAATCTATAAGCTTCGGGAACATTTCTCTTTGAAGAAATAGGTCTTCCATATTGGTCACATAGTATACTTCCTATATCTGGTCCACTTCTACCTGACATCTTATAATTTCTGATAATAGGAGTAATGGCATATCGTAGAGCATCAATACAGTCACTATGCTTGTCTACTATTACAGGCAGCACATTACCAGTTTTCTTATCAACCTTATAGGAGTAATTCTTTAAGTCATGTAAAGTTCTTTGACACCTAGGATGAACCACAATCTTATTAAATCCTCGAAGCCTTGATATACCATCCTCTATACTTCCAGGCCCCTTAGGAGATGGTAAGGCCCTAGGAAAGCCATGTAAACGAAGATAGGAAATAGTCTCTGGTCTTGAGGAGTCAACATATATAATATGAGAGGAAGAACCAGGAATAGTATTAAAAGCATCAGGCATCAAATCTAAATCTAAATGGTCCTGATATAACTCATGTTCTATATACAATCTATCCTCATATACCCAGGCTTTAATTAATACTGTAGGGTCTATACTATATCCTAAATCACAACCATAAAGAGGAGACCAAGTTTCAGGGTCAATAAAAGGAGTAAAATCTTTAACTATAAACTTATTCTTAAATACAGATGCTTCACTATGATTAACTGGCCTACCTTCCCACTCATGTAAATATTTTTCAAAGTCAGTAGAAGCCATCCATTGCATTTGCTTCATTGCTTCATCACTAAACCAAGGATTATCCCAATACTCCATTTCAATAACTATACTATTCTCTGGAGGTTCTTGACATATAAAGAGTTGAGATATTGGATCTTCATCTAAATCTCTATTCAGGGTAAAATAGAGTTCAGCATTTTTGGCACGTATAGTAGGGTCCAGCTTATCCCAAGTTCTCCAAGACATACTGCTAGCTTCTTCAAACCACAGAATATCAGGAGAGTTCATACTTTTGATACCCATAATAACATCATCACTTAAGCCAGAAAAAATAAATTCAGAACCCCACTTATTTTTAATGGAGGTATCAGTTATCTCAAAATAAGGAGAAAGCCCCATCAACTCTATTATTTCTTTAATCTTACTATGAACACTTTGTTTAATTGCTACTTGAGTTTCACGAGCACATAAGATACGTAACTTTTTCTGACAAGATTTAACAACAAGAATTCTAGCTATACTCTCTGTTTTAGCTGACCACCTACCGCCCCAAAGAACCCTATAACGAGCATCAGTATTTAAGAGAGGTATAACTTTTTTTGGCAAGACTAGATTAAGAGTAGGAGCAGGTAGAGAAGGAGGGGGTGGAGGTAATAAAGCAGAAGACAAAGAAGACAAGGAAGAGGGGGATATAGAAGAGGATTTAGAGGGGGATTTAGAGGGGGATTTAGAGGGGGATTTAGAGAGGGATATAGAAGAGGATTTAGAGGGGGATTTAGAGGGGGATTTAGAGGGGGATTTAGAGGAACTTGTTATTTTTGTCGAATTGGTTGTAAGTTTATTGTTTGCCATATTTACCTTTTTAAAATTATGAAAAATCCTGGCAGAAAATCGAAAAAATTGAAATTATTTGGAAGAGCCCTATAGAGATGACCCCCGTATTTGTAGATTATGGCGGCTTTTTTCTTATAGTAGGTTGAGATTCTGTGCCAGCATCTTATCATTAGCTTATCAATGTCTAACGGAGAGTATGTCATGATGCTGTTGTATGTCTGTGATTATGTCTTAACCTTTGACTATATTTATTGATACTATCTCAAGGTTGCTATGTCTTGTCATGTTGTAATAAGATAATATGAAAGGTTTATTGCTAGTCATAATCAAAGGATGATAGGTTAATATAAGTATTCATAATAAATAATTAGTTACCCTTATTTATCAAGGAACTAGAGAGACATAATAGTCGTTATCAAAAGTTGTAATCGATTACACAATATACAATTCATATTAAAGACTAGTATCATCCTTATCATTAGCATCCTTGAGAGTAGTTAATGTATCATCGTCAAGCTTGGTAGTATGTGATTCAACAAATGAGATTGATATAGTAGGAATTGGAGGTAGCTCACTCTTATTAGCATCTGGCAGAATTTTAGCTAACAGACCGGCAAATGTTCTTGGGTCTTTCTTGGCTAACTCTAACAGCCACTTCTCTCCTCCAAGCTTATTGAAGCTATCTTGAATAGCCTCTCGCAGGTTACCAGATATTCTATTAGGTGTTCCTTTAGGGCGACCGGGACCAGGATGATTCTTTCCAGGGCGCATTTTATTGTTTTCACTCATGTTTATAATATCCTTCAAATACATTATAACCAAGTGAGATATAAGTAATGTATAGTAGGGGTGTGTCAATTTTACCTCAAATATGTGGTAATAAATACACAGGTCTAAATACAATACAACATATACAGAGAGCTAGGAAAATAAAGATATATGCGTTTAATTTTCGTCAATTATATGTAGTTTTATTGCCACTTTCGTTTTTAGCCTATCTCAAGAAAGCATTGAAAAATAAGGAATCTAACTTTGGCATACTCTGTGCTTCTATTATGTCAAGCAGGTTGAGGCCCGCTGACAATCCTTGACAATTCATAATGATATAAGTAAGACAGGTTATAGTGTCATCCTGCTAAAATGACACATAGCTTTAACGCAGTAAAAAGTATAGGTGTATATCATGTCGATTAAATGGTCCTCCCTTATCGAACCCAAGACTGATAACTCCGGTGAAAGGAAGTCTGAATACTTTGACTTCCCTTCCATCAACATCGTGGGTGTCACTCCTATCAAGGGAAAGAACAAAGGCATCAAGCAACCTGATTACTTTCTCAGGGTCAGCAAAAGGGCTTTCAAGGCCTTCTATGACAGCTTGGAAATTGCCAGCCTGGACTATCACACGATGGGACAGGATGTTTTGGCCAACTGTGTGAAGGGTTATCTGGGTCTCTCTGGTGACGAAGCTTCCAGGCTGATTAATCTGGCCAAGTCGGAAGGAAGCAAGGAAGATGAAGATGGTCTGGTTTCCCTGTTTAGCTACATGGAACCACACATTATCCCGACCATCATCAACAACTCCCTAAACGACACCACCAAAGCCACTGTCAGGGAGTTTATCAAGGCAATGGGAAGGGCTGGCAAGGCTTCTTTGCTAGTCTCTTCTTCGGGTGGTCTTGAAGAAGTCAAGGCCTGGATGGAAAGCGAGCTGGTGAAAGTCATGAGCAACTGGAATGGTAATCAGGAAAATCTCTCTGCTTTTTTGAACAAGTAACATGAGACTGCTTGGCTATCTTCTTTTAGTCTTGTGTCCATTCTTTGCTTTTTTTGTCTACTGTTCATAGTATAGGGTAGTGATTAATACTCTAGGACCCTTGGGATTCATTGAGGGTCCTATTTTTTTGCCTATTTTTATTTATTATCTATTCATTTATTGCTTATTTACTCTACCTCATGCCTATATCTCTCAACTGTGCCCTTTTCAGTTCTACTATATCTCTACCCCTTTCTATATCTCTCTCTCTCTCTCTAATTTTATATTATATTTATTATCTCTTATCACTCTATATCCTATCTCATCCTTTCTTATATTATTTTCATGGTGTAATATGAGAACAGTTCTTTTTATTCTCTCTTTCTTATCTCTTTCTTGGATAGTAAAATGTAGCTCAGACACTTTTCTAAATTTTCTTATATTTTTATTTATTTTATTTATTATCTTCTCTTTCCTTACTCTTAGACGGAATTTTTAGCTCTTGAAATAATGTAAAGGCAACAATGAGTAGACATAAAAATAGGGCACCCGTTGAAAGATGCCCTAATTCTGCTTCTTTTTATCTGCCATTCTTACTTGCTTGGCTTCTCAGGGGTTCAAAACGCTTACCTAAATATACCCTATCATCCCATCTGTATAGCATTGGGTATTCTGGTGTATTCTGATAGCTTTTCTTTTTACCTGAGATTAATAATAAGTACCAACCTAAAGGATCCATTTTTATAGCTTCATATATATTACCCTCATGATGTATATGTGTTCCCTTCTTTATTTGAGGGTTATTATAGGGCGAAATTTTTATGATTTTTATTTCTTCTTTTGTTCTTACTGTATGAGTTATGGTAGTTTCTTCCTTGATTTGAACTGTTTTTGAGAGGATAAAAGACAGCCTATTCATTTCTTATCTCCGGACAACTTCTTTAATATATTATTGAGAGTTGTTTGAATGGAATCAAGTTGAAGAGCTATTACTATTAAAGCAAAGCGTACTATACCCAATACATGTATAAGGATTAGTGTTATTACTATTATTATTGCTACTACTAATATTACTCCTATTGTTAGTAGAGTGCCTAATAACCAGAGGGGCATTCCATTTTTCTGCATTATATCTACCTTCTTTCTTTGTCATCTGGATATTTTTTGATTAGTGTGAAGTAAATCCAGAAAACTACAACGAAACCAAGTATCATTCCGTCTAGTATCTTATCTAGGTTGCTCATGTTATTCCACCTTTCCGAGAAGTAATGAAGATAACCAGGTAAACCAATTTGGAACTTCTTCTGCCGGTATTGTGACTGCTACATAAGGCTTGTTACTTTTAAATCCAGGACCCAATGCTTTTTCTTCTAATGCCCTTTCTTCTTTCTGTGCTTGGGTAAAATCAACTTCTGGAAAATCTATATCAGCTTCTAAATCTACCTTTTTGAGTAAGTGAAGCATACTTTCTTGGTTTAATTCTTCTTTGCTTGGCTTATCTTTTTTTATCTTTTCATTCTTTCTTCTTTCTTTTTCTTCATTGTCTCTCCAGGTAAGTATAACGCTCTTTGTCATTCTTCTTTGGGCATTGATTATTTCTTTATCAGCATTTTCTAGAAGTGATAGAGAAGAAACAGAAGAATGAGCATTATTTTTTAGGGTCTGTAATAACCATATTCTGAATAATGACATTTGTATGTTACTGTTATTTTCAAGTATAGTATAGAGATTATCATATTCCATTACTAATACTATATTCTTTATGATATTACTTGGAATGCTTGAATCAATGAAATGTATTATCTTTACTATATCCTTGGACCGCATTTTTTTTAGTTCTGAAATAATACAACTTTCAAATGAGCTAGGGTCTGATGGATTTATGTCCATTGCTTACCTCACTTTCTTGGTTATTTAGGTTCTTTTGCTCCCCGAAAAAGAATAGGGAGAGGATGCTATTTAGCTGTTCATCAAAGCCAATTAGTTTAGCATTGGCTGTTATTCTTACTAACTCATATAAATCTCCTTCCAGATGAACCAGTTTGTCTTTGGGATTCTTCATTTGCTGATACATATCTATATTCCTAAGACTGTCAGAGTTGCTTCAATTGCTTCGGGAAGAAATATTATGATAGTAGTAAGGATGACAGTAAGAACGATTATAAGAAGTAATTTCATTTTATTTTACCTCCCTTCTTTTTTCTTCTGACGGCTTATTCCAGTTAAGAATGAAATAAGAAGCCCACAGAAAAACTACTGCTAGCTTGGAATTGTGCTCGATTCCCAAGCCATTTAACATTGAAGGTTTAGTAAATCCACCATTGGTTAGACGATGGATTCTGTTAAACGTTCTTTGTTCTAGGTCTGGCATTTGTTGCTTCATACTACCTCCAAGAAGTGTGATTTAGTGAGACACTATGAGGGCAGATACTAAGGTTCATTAAAGCCTTATGTATTCCCGCCTTGTCAAATATCCACTATACATATGATATCATATTAGCTTTATGAATACAAGCAAATTTTCTATAAATGTGTTGGAAAAAACCGAGAATTATACGAAATATATTGATTATACAATTCATTATTTATAACCAAAAAAGAACCCCTCATAAATTTTTTATAAAGCAAAAAAATCAGTATGAAGGGTTTATAAATGTGATATTTTCTAAAAATAGGCTAAAAGCCGTATATTAATATATGTTCCTGTTTACTTTAGCATTATCTACTATATTTGACGCCAACAGAAGAATCACTAAGACTAGTATTCCCATGCCCAGAAGCCGCATTAGCTCTTCTCCGGTCTAATTCATCACAAAATTCCAGTGCTGATGTTCCTTCACCTTTCATTACAATAACGGCTGGGCTAGTAAACAGCATCTGAAAGCTGATAGAGTGACATTTAGGGCATTCTATAATCATCTCATCATTTGCTTTTTCTATTCTGTCAATTTCAATATATTCGCAAGTCTTACAGTTTCTGTCTCTACATGCCATAGTCTTCTCCCTCTTTTATCTTATTTATCTCATAATATAGTTTTGTTGCTTGTCTTGGATTAGTGTCATCAATTTGGTCATTAATTGAGTAATATTGTCCAAAGTCTCGAAAGTAGTTTTTTGTATAGCCTCTCAAAAATGTTAATATCCAAGACTTCATTGTTGTATTATGCCCCTTTTGATATGAACGAACAGCTTTAAGTAATCCTAGCTGTAAAAAAGAGTAAACATCATCCCAATCTAAGTTTTTATTACTGGAATATTTTAATTTTAGATGAAGAATATGAGTATCTATTAAGGGCAGGTAGAGAGCACATATTTCATTCTCGTTCTCTATTGGTGTGCTATCTTTATTTTTATTTCTATCTTTATTTTTCTTTATAACATTTCCTGGCATATTATCACTTCCTTAAATTTCTTAATCTCAATCTCAATTTGCTCTATTTTTGACTCTACTTTTAAGATATGTACCTCGAATACCTGACTATCATCTAAAGTAAATAAAGGAAGGGAAGAATTAGAATTAGAATAGGTTGAAATATTATCTTCTAACCACTTATTTATACACTTAAATATCAAATCAGTCTCACTCTTCATATAGTTCTCAACGTCATTTACCCTGATATTACCCTTCTTTGTTCGCCAGGATTTATACATTGTCATACTTATAGAAATTGGAGAAGAATTAAGAGAGGCCAAGAAACTTAATAACTGGTGGGGATTACTTTGATTTAAAATTTGTATTACTTCTTCTCCAGCATGTTTATAGAAGGAGTGTGTGGCATGAGTATTACATTTCTTACCCCACCGAACCATTGTCTGCGCGTTAACCGAAACAGGCATCTCGTAATGTTTTATTGTTAAACTATCCACCATTATTCCTTTCCATCCTTTACTATTTTATAATCTACACCAGCATTAAGACATTGAACAACACCAGCTGCCTCTAAATAATTTTCAACAAATATAATATTTTTATTATCAGGATATATTACATCTTTAAGACATGTAGTATTTTCTTTTACCAC